ATCAGAACACAGTCAGTTGCAGCAGCAACAGCAAATGTTCTTTCAACAGCAACAATTACAATCACACCTTGGGCTGCATAATAAACTCCCAAGCAAAAAGCCCCCAGCCATTGGCTGGGGGCTTTTTAGTTTAAAGGTATATTAGTTTGGGAACTCCCTTAGGAAGCTCTCGTATCTTTCTCCATTTTTCTGGCCTGGGTATACTTTCCAGGAGGACCAGTCTGAGCCTCCGTTTGACATGTAGTGCGCAATTTGCGCATTAGTCACGGGGTCCAGAAGTTCCTTATTTGATTTGAGGTCAAATTTCTCCCGTCGGTCTTCTCCGAGACTTCCCAGCATATTAATCTGGAACATCCCGTAGGAGTTGTCGCCTGTATTGACGTTTCCGTTGTGGGCTAAGGGGCGACCGTTAGATTCTTTCTTAGCAACCGCGTAGGCGACCTTGAGAGCTTTTCCCTCAAAACCAACCGCTCTAAGCAGGTCAACTAATTCTGTATCTGACAGTTCTTTTGCTCCTTTGTACTTCTCTAGTGGGTCCACAGCGATTTCTTGTACTGTCACAGTTGGAACTTTCTCATCCGCATTAGCTAGCGTGTGAGGTATTCCCCCTATTAACAGTGCATACATTGAAAACACCGCCACTTTATCCATTGTTTCTTTTCTGATATTGAACATTTCTGCTCCTCTCAGTAGCAAAAGGCTCCATTACTGGAGCCTTTCAAGAACTAGAGTGCCACAGTGTTACAGCGAGAGTCAAGCCGAAGTAAATATATTTTTTATATTGAGACAAATTAAGTATTTACGTATTTAATAGATACACGTATTTCCGCATTTGTATATGCGTAATGGACAACATATATCTACATTCTAATTTAAACTAGAAAATGAGAGACATATGTCAGTAGCAGAGTGGGCTGGAACACTAGCTGGATTTGCAGCTTTTGGAGCAGCAATTATTACAGCCACATCATGGGTATTAAAATCTTACCTAAAGAACTATGTACATGAACTTAAGCCCAACGGCGGGGGCTCGATGAAAGATACCGTCAATAAAATTCATGCCGAGATGGTAGACCTGCGCGTCTCTGTTGCTCGTCTTGAAGGTCGCTTTACACAGCACCTAGACGAAACCGAGAAGTAGTAGTACTCTTTTATTAATCCCCCACACACGGGGGTCTAAGGAGAACCATGAACAAAGAACAGCTAACAGCAGCACTTGGCACATACCTACGTGCAAGCGCGGCATCAGTCGTCGCCCTATACATGAGCGGCATTACGGACCCAAAGACTCTGCTTAACGCATTTATTGCAGGTCTCATTGGCCCTCTAGCAAAAGCCGTAAATCCTAAAGATAAGGCATACGGAATCGGCGCAAGTAAGTAGAATAGGAGGAGGCGGGTGACCCCCGCCTCCAACTATTAGGAGGATATTATGGCGAAGCCAAAGTGTGATAATTGTGAACTAGACGCTGCTTATACATGTGCAGACCCAGGGACTAACCCAGTTAATTATTGCCACAACGATTTACCAAAGTGGTTACAGGAACGTGCTGATTCTGGTCACTTCCCATTAGTTGAAGCAGTTGAAGAAAAGCCTTCTAAGAAGAAAGCCGTTCCTGCTGAAGATAAGGCAGAGGAAGTCCCTGCCGATGAAAGTAAGTAGAAGACAAGCAATACAGGTACATCCAGTACCTGACCGAATGGTGGAGCCACAGGGCCCATTTCCTAGGGAACTCTTTAGAGAGCCTAAAATTGTCATTGATGAAGATGACCCGTACTCTGATGATGGTTCAAACCACCCACTAGGCGCTACAGTACAAAATAACTTTACTCCAGAGAAATATCTTCGTTGTTCACGCTGTTTTTCACGTGTTACAGAATCGGAGACTAAGAACCACAGTTGCGAGGAATAATGGCTAAGCCAGACCCAAAGTTAGAGTTAGCCGCTAAACAACGCGAAGAACAAAAGAATAGAATTCTTAACCTTGGTTTAAGAGCGCAAGAAAAACTATTAATTGATAGCCCTTTTCAAGAGCAATTCAAAGTAGTCTTGCCTTCTGAGTTTCGTCACGCTAACACAATAAATTCTTCACGCCCACGTGCACATGCTATAGGGTATAACTACGGGTCTAGAACTCTGTACGTTGTATTTAGAGATGGTACACAGTGGCAGTACGATAATGTAGGTGCTAACCACTGGGAAGCTATACAGGTAGCAGATTCGACTGGTCGATACCTTGCGTCTAGCGGATTAGATAAGTGGCCTACAATGGGACCTGCTAACTCAGATGATATATCTCCAGAAGCTCAGGAACGTCTGTCACAAACGGCAGCAACTGCTAGTAGAATACAGAAAGTAAGAGAAGACTTTAAAATCCCATTTTCAGGTAAAGAGTAGATATGAAATCATACGGACCACTATACGGCGGAAAACTTCGTTACTGGCATAGAAAAGCTTTACCTATAATTGAGGTAGGCAGTACTCAAGAGACAGAATATCCATATAGAAAAGGTAAGTGCCTAGTGTTCAGGCTCCCATTTACAGAGCCTGGTTTATATGCAGGAGTTTTCTACCATACCCCAGATATTATGTGGGATGACGAGGACGCTGTTGATAAGCTACTATCTGATGCTATGAAAGGCCGTGAAGCCTGGAAACCCAAGGATGGAGCATATGATGAGTTTTTTTAAGAAAGAAGCTTGGACTAAGCCTTTTCCTGAAAAAGTAGCCAGAAGAGTATCTAAGATTCCAACTGGGGAACTAGAGATGTGGGCAGACCAAGCTATTACTGAAATTGGTCGTTGCCTTTCTGGTTATACTAAAAATAGAGACGCTGTTTACCTAAATGAAGCTCTTAAGGGAGCCGAAGCTTTACATGCAGTTGTTGACCAGTTACACACTAGAATGAGCAAGCCTCTTTAATTATCCTATTAGTTATGCTAGAATTATCCTTGCCTCTCTTCCTCTCCCCGTGTGATGGCATCAAAAGGTCCTGGGTATAACTACCCAGGCTTTTTGTTTTATATTAAACTAAGGTTAATATGGACAACAACATTGTTTTAGAAGAAGACGAAGATGACGAGTTCTTCCCTGAGGAAGAGCTCGAAGAAGGCCTGCCTGAAGAAGAAGAAGATATTGAGCTTGATGAGCTCTCTAAAGAGTTTGTAAAAAAGCTAATTGATAGATGTATTGAGTTCATGAACGCTTTAGTAGGCCATGAGCTACACCCTTATCAAATGCCTCTTGCCCGTCGCATCATTGAGTCCGTAATTATCAATGACGGTGAAGAAGTAACAGCGTTAGCCGCACGTCAGTCAGGTAAGTCTGAAACAATTGCTAATACCGTAGCAACGCTAATGGTGCTTTTGCCACGCCTTGCAAAGATGTATCCAGACCTATTAGGTCAGTTTAAAGAGGGCATCTGGATTGGTATGTTTGCTCCAGTTGAAGGTCAGGTAGAAACTCTCTTTGGTCGCACTGTTAATAGGCTTACTAGCGAACGTGCTTTAGAGATTTTAGGTGACCCTGAGATTGATGACAGCCTAGGTAAAGTTCCAGGCGTTACTAGACAAATTAAATTAAAGAACTCTGGCAGTAGCCTTATGATGATGACAGCTAACCCACGTGCAAAGATTGAATCTAAGTCTTTCCACCTTATTGTTATTGACGAGTGTCAAGAAGCAGATGACTTCGTGGTATCTAAGTCTATCTCTCCTATGCTTGCGTACTACTCAGGAACCATGGTTAAGACTGGAACTCCTACTACGCATAAAAACAACTTCTATCGTTCTATCCAACTCAATAAGCGTAGACAGACAGGTAGAGGAATTCGCACTAACCACTTTGAGTGGGATTACAGAGATGTAAGTAAGTGCAACGCTAACTACGCAAAGTTCATTAAAAAAGAAATGCTGCGTATTGGCGAAGACTCAGATGAGTTCCAGATGTCCTACTGCTGTAAGTGGTTGCTGGAACGAGGTATGTTCGTAACCTCAGCTATGATGGATGAGCTTGGAGACACATCTCAAGAAACCGTTAAGGCTTGGCACCGTTCCCCAGTTGTAGTAGGTATTGACCCTGCTCGTAAGATGGACTCCACAGTTGTCACGGTTGTTTGGGTTGACTGGGATAGGCCTGATGAGTTTGGATATTTTGACCATAGAATTTTAAACTGGCTGGAGTTACAAGGTGATGACTGGGAAGACCAATACTTTCAAATCGTTAATTTCTTGGGGAGTTACGACGTACTTGCTGTTGGCGTTGACGCTAACGGCGTGGGTGATGCGGTTGCACAAAGACTCAAACTCCTCCTCCCAAGAGCAGAAGTACATTCCATAGGAAGTAGTCAACCAGAGCAATCAAAGCGTTGGAAACACCTTAAGGCTTTAATTGACCGCAGATTAGTTGGTTGGCCTGCACACGCAAAGACAAGGCGACTACGGACCTGGAAGCGTTTCTACCAACAAATGACAGACTTGGAAACTAAGTTCACAGGACCTAACTTCCTTGCTCATGCGCCAGATGAGGCGCATGCCCACGATGACTATGCGGACAGCCTTGCAATAGCCGTATCTTTAACTTTAGATATGACTATGCCTTCGGTTGAAGTATCTACCTCCCCGTTCTTCAGTAGGTAGTTACCCGTTTAGCCTGACTTTACGACCAATAAGTAGGACACTTTTACACGAGGTCCTCAACCCTTATAAGGAGTATAAAAAATGGCAATTGCCCCAACACCTAAGTTCCCTGAAAAGCCAGGAACCACTTACGACCGTAAGATGGCTTCTGCAACACCAGGACAACGTGGCCCACTACGTTTTGAAGAAGGTCTTGCAACTGATACTGACATTCCTAGCGAATTCACTAACGGTGCAATGCATGGATACGAACCTGCACCAGGTCGTCCAAACCGTAACAAGCCTGTTCACACAAAGACAGCAGAAGAAACAATGCGTGAACGCGCACACGTTGGTTCTGCAGCATGGGTAGAAGCACCAGCAAGCCTTACTGATTTTTCAGCAGGCGGATTTGCTGACCATGGAGATAACCGCATTGAGCGCGTAATTCGCAGCGGTGCAAACCAAAAAGCATCTAACCCAGCAGTAGTAAACGATTAATTAGGTTTCCTACCCCCGTTCAGCATATTTGAAAAGCTGCGGGGGTAGGTTCCTCATTTCTAAGGATTAACAATGGCACTTATCTCAGGTAAAGAAGTAAAAAAGACGGAAGAGCGCGTAGCCGCAAATCCTAAACTTTGGAACATGATTACCGCTCAAGCGGGAGCAAAGTTCTCTAAAAACTCACCTGCCCGTGGTCACTGGATTCATGCTAAATACAATCAAATGGGTGGTCAATACGTCAACTCTAAAAGAGAAGTAGACCCACGTTTTCGAGATTACGCACACGAAGAGATAGAAAAAAAAGAAGAGCAGCAAAAAAAGAAGGTTGTTAAAAAAGTTGGCAAGGCCAATATCCGCGGCGAGCGTATTCGCTAACCTTATTTAATTGTGGTAGTCTTTGTCTATATGTAAGAAAAAGGTGGAATAGTTGAGCGGTATTGATTTTTCTCCCCCCTCTTATAGGGCGGCGTCTAGCGACCTAACTATCTCCATTTCTCCACTAGGTTTAGTGGAATTGGCTGATGAAGAATTTGAAGTTCACGGTCCTCGTCTAAATCGCTACTCCCTTAACTGGGCTATGTACCTTGGTCACCACTACTCATATCGTCGCCAGGTGGGTGATGCACAGCTAGTACTTAACTACTACCGTGCTTTTACAGATTTTATTATTAACTTTACTTTTGGTAAGGGCGTTAACTTCCGCTCACCAAAGGAGACCGAAGCTATTGTTCCTGACCTACTTGAAAGAGTGTGGGAAGTAGATAACAACAAAGCAACAATTTTATGGGAGATGGGCCAGCAAGGTTCGGTCTCTGGCGATTGCTTTATTAAGGTAGCTTATGAAGAAGCATGGGTTGACCCATCAGGTATGGCGCACCCTGGACGTGTTCGCATTCTTCCCCTTAATGCTGCTTTTTGTTTTCCAGAGTTTCACCCACATGACCGCGAGCGCCTTATACGCTTTAAGTTAAAGTATCGTTTCTGGGGCACATCACTAGAAGGTACTCGTCAGGTATTTACTTACACTGAAATTCTTACAGAAGATGTGATTGAGGAATACATCAACGATGAACTTATTGATTCTCGCCCTAACCCGCTTGGTACTATTCCCATTGTTCATATTCCAAATGTTCGCGTTAGTGGTAGCCCTTGGGGTCTTAGCGACGGTCATGACATTATTAATATTAACCGTACTTATAACGAGACTGCTACTGACATCGCTGACATCGTTAATTATCATGCTGCTCCCGTCACAGTCATCATTGGTGCCAAAGCTTCACAATTGGAAAAGGGCGCTAACAAAGTCTGGGGCGGTCTACCGAAAGACGCGAGGGTAGAAAACCTAGAAGGCGGTGCACAAGGACTTAAGGGAGCTATGGACTTCCTATCAATGCTTAAGAAGTCTATGCACGAAATGATTGGTGTTCCTGAGACCGCCCTTGGTCAAGCACAGCCAATCTCTAATACATCTGGCGTAGCGCTATCTATCCAGTTCCAGCCTTTGATGAACCGCTACCACCAGAAGATTGTTCAGTACGCACGTGGACTAGAGCTTGTTAATCAGCTTATCCTACGCAGCCTTGCGGTCAAGGAGCCAGAAAGCTTTATTTGGGACCCAACAACTAATACAAAGCTTAAGAAGGGTCAGGTCGACCGTCTAGACCCTAATGACCCACTTACCTATTTAACTTACGTACATTTCCCACAGCCACTTCCACTAGACAAGTTGATTGCCCTTAACGAAGTTCAATCTATGCTTTCACTAGGGTTGGAGTCTAAGGAAGGTGCTCTTCGTACCCTTGGTGAAGAGTTCCCTACAGAGAAGCTTAATGAAATCCGTCAAGAACTTATGGACGATGCAGTTGCTGATGGAGCCCTTAAGCTCCTACAGACTCAGATTGAGCAAGAAATTGCTGAACTTACAGGCACTATGCCTAACCCTGAAACTGGAGGCGCTCCTGGCGCCCCTAGTGCAGCTGGTGCTCCTGGAGCCCCAGCAGTACTACCACCAACAATGGATGAAGCGCTAGGTGCCGCCAATATGGGCGAAGCAGACCTACGTAACAAGTTGGTAACTGAAGCTTATGGCACCGTTCTCCCACAGAGACGTGTACCAGAAGAATACGAAAAATAAGCGTTTACGCTGACATTTTTTGTGTTAAGCAAGAAAATATATACAACGTTCGGTCATATGTGTTACGCCAGTAATGGCATTCGGAAAACGACCTCTAGGAGAAAAAGGAATCTTTATGGATACAGCAGAAGTTAATGCGGAGGCCTTTGCGGTCGAAGCAGGAGTTGTTCCAGTTGTAGCTGAGTCTTCAGACAACGCAGTTGTCGCTGACGCACTTACTACTAAGGCAACTTCCAAGTTTTATACGGAAGATGACTTGGCTCGTGTACGTAGCCAAGAAAAAGAAAAACTCTACCCTCAGATTGATAAACTGAAGGAAGAACTAGATGGCATTAAGAAAGAGCGTGAAGCAGAACTTGCTGCACGTGCTGCAGATGCAGAAGCGAAAGCTAAGGCTGAGCAGGAAGCTCTTGAAAGTGACATGGATGTTCGTACCTTGCTTAAGACCAAGGAAACAGAGTGGCAGGAGCAGTTGGAGCGTGAGCGTCAAGAACGTGAACGTGCCTTCGCTCTACTGGAACGCGAAAAGTCTTTTGCTGACCTACAGAACTACCGTTCACAACGTGTAGACGCAGAACGTGAAGCTATTATTCCTGAACTGTTAGACCTAATCAGTGGCAATACCCCTGAAGAAGTTGACGCAAGTATTGCAGGCTTGAAGGAACGTTCCGCAAAGATTCTTGAATCGGCGCAGTCTGCTATGCAGAATGCACGGAAAGAAATGACGGGGACAAGGGTAACCACGCCCCCGCTCGGACAAATGGACACCAATATGGACCAACGCTCGTTAACGGCTGAAGATATTCAGTCAATGTCGATGAATGATTATGCAAAATACAGAGAGAAAATCTTGGGCGCTACAGCTCGAGGTAAGTCTCGCGGCTTGTTCGGGTAAATCCCACAATCCCAAATCCAACCAACAAGGAGTAAACAACTAAAATGGCATCTGGTATTACGGGTACTGGCAATCTAGCCGCAGCCCCAACAGCGTACTCAGGTACAAACACACAGTTGACTCAAGCGATTCAGACAATCTGGTCTAAGGAAATCCTTTTCCAGGCTATGCCTATCCTTCGCTTTGAGCAGTTCGCAGTCAAGAAGACTGAACTTGGTGTTGCACCTGGTCTACAGATTAACTTCATGCGTTACAACAACCTCGGCTTTGCAAACA